AGCAATTTGCACAACTTCAAATAAAGTTTTATTGTCGCTTAAAAACTGATGTGTGTCTTTACGAAACTGTGCCATTACTTTTTCTTTCTGGTCTTTAGTGGATCGCCGTTAGGATCCGCTTCATAGTAAGATAGGGTTTTATCTCTAAAATTCATCTTATCTGGATCAAACGCCTTAAAACCTAACATCTTAGCCAAAGGATTTTCTGATTGTTTGATGCTATTTTTTAAATTGCCACGAAAAAACGTTGCATCAACATCATTAGTTGTAACAGAACTATCGACCGCTGGATCACCAGTAACATATCCAAACCCTCTGGCATCAGCAGTTGTTACTTGTTCTTTTAATTTCTTTGGCTTGGTTGGTTTTGCAGGTGCTTGTGCATTACGAATATCATTCATAAGAGAAGCTGCTTGTTCGTCTGACATACGACTTGGCGCTCCTGCTCTGAAGTTCTCAAAATTACCAGAGCGAGCATGTTTTCTTTGACTTGTGCCCGAAACACCTTCAATGCCTTCAGCGTCCGGATCTCTACCGCCAGCAGAATGAACAGAAATATTATCAAAATTAAAATAGCCATGTGTTCCTTCTTGACCATTGTATTTTGATAACAGCTGTTGAAACTGATCTACTCTATCTTGACCAACAACTAGATGAAGGTTCTTTACGCCTTTTTTGTGTAAATCTGATGCATGATATAATAGACTTGGCGATTCAGGAGAAGAAGTTGAAACATTTGAGCCAGGAAAAGCTAATTTAGCATGTCTTAGTTTCTGCTCAGCAGTCAATGGGTTTTTATCGCCATCAAAGGAATGTGATAATACTATACTATGACCAGCATCGAAGTTCTTAGCAAGATCCATAACATGATTGACAACACGTTCATGGCCAATCGTTGGAGGATTGGCTCTCATGAATGTCATGACATGAGTTGCTTTATCAGCTTCTGCTAGAAAGTAATTACTGAAGTTGAGCTTCTGCATTTGCTACCTGCTGTTTTTGGAATGCGCCCTTCAAGAAATTTAGGCGATTAAATTCTCTTCTATTGTTGAACTTTGAAGCGTTGCCTTTTTTGTCGACAACAACTGTTCCTTCTGGACCAGTATGCTCACCAGCAACACTATGTTCATATGGTGAATTCTTTGCTAGGACATTAGTCAATACATTCTTAGCACTTTGTAAATGATTATGAAGCTGTAACGCTCTATCAAAGTGTTCTCTATTGTTACTAATATGAGAAAGCACTTCGCCATGAGCTTGAATCTTTTTCTGCTTAGAAGCGTCTGTCTTAACTTTGTCTAGATCTTTCTGATGACGAGCAGTCAAATGATCCATATAACCTTGAACTGAAGGTTCACCGCCAGTTCTAATCATACTATTGACATGTGCTTCTAAATTTTCTCCATGTCCATCCAATGCTTCCAATGCTTCTGGTTTCATAGAAGAATAGATTCTCTTAGCTTTGTCCATATGATTTAAGAATGCTTTTTGTTCTTCTGGACTATAGTTGGAAGAATTGACATCAATTGTCGGATCTATATTATTAACATCTGGATGTTCTTTAAACTTAGCACGTGTTTTAGCATCAAGTGGTTGCGCAGACATACTCCCTAAACCGCCTTTACCGGCATATTTTGTATGAACAACAACACCAAGTTTCTTATTCATATTTCTACCCTCTGCAGAATCTGCAGGAGCTGAGTATGTTAAGGTATTAGGAGTAACAGAAGTTTTACCATTTTTAGTAACTGCGTCGCCTTCTGTATGCATTAAATCTCCCTGATATACACCACCTTCGCGTGGCATAATATTAGGAAGATGTTTTAGAGATTGTTTTAGTTTTTCAACTAATCCTGGAGCATGGCCATGATTGTTTTCAATGTCTTCATCTGTATAATTAATTTTTGGGGTTTTATTGAAAGCCGATTTAGAAGCTACGAAAAATTGGCCAGTTTCAGGATGTTGACCAAATACAATAGAAGGAGCTCCATCATATTTTGTAGAAGCATGTAAACTTGATTTCTTACCAAGTAACATATCATGCATACCACGGAGATGCTCATCTGCAGTTGCTACGCCTTCGTGACCTCCATGAATGACATAATCTTCAATGTGTCGAAGGTGTTTTAATGCTTTGCCTTTTACTTCTTCTTGTTCTGCTAAAAATGTTTTAAAATCTATTCTCATATTCCTGAATCCTGATATCCCATGTGAGAACTTCTATCTACGTATGCCTGATAATGTTTAGGAGGAACGTTTTGGCTTGGTCCTTCGCCCCTTACTACTCCAAACTCTCCGGTGTTTACATTTGCCGCTGCAGGTTTAGGAGTTTTTTTAACTTTAGTTGGCGCTGCTTTTATTTCTGGAGTTGTAGATTTACTTGTTTTGGTTTTTCTACCTTCTCTCAACATAGGAGCTTTGGTGAAAGAGTTGAACCCTCTACCAGAAAATGTTCTGGTCTTTTTCATGCCAATTTCCATGGCCTTTTCAAAGCCATCAGAGCCTCTTCTTCTGCCCTCTATTACCGTAGATATTCCGCCTGTGTGAGGTCTCACTCTAAACTCTTCAAAGTTATTTAACACATTATTTGCATGATCTTGAATATCATGAGTCTCGTGATTGACTGTGCCATTATTATTAACTTGTGTGTGATGTCTTATATGAAGATATTTTGTTTCTGGTGAGATAATATTTTTTATAGATTCTCTTAATTTATCCGAAGAATGTTTAGCGAGTCCTTCAGTGAATCTTCTGGACATTTCTTTTTGTGTGTTTAATGAGTGTTCATCAATAGAGGCTGCAGTTGGATGATTCTCTTTAGCTAAACTTTTATACTCAGCGTCACCTGCTTTACCAGTAGCCAAACCAAGATTTCTAATATGATCGTAATGAGATTCTCTTAAACCTTCAAGATCACCTTTTTTAAGACCAGCAATTTTTTCCAGAGCATCTAGACCATTACCTCTTAAGTTTGGATCTTTTTGCTTACCATACTTCATACTAAGACCAATTGGGTCTAGCATCTTACCGCCTTGGTCCGAACCTTTTACCATTAAGTCAGCGTCTGAATTGGGATCATCAACACCAGTAAATCTCTCATGATCGCCTTTTTGAGAAGTCCAAGCTAAATGATGGACGTTTTGGACGCCCCTATTTGCTAATTGCTCTTTTAAATGTTCAGCTGCTTGTTGAGAATGTTTGACAACGTCTTCATACATTCCAGGGGATAATTTTTCTAATGCTGTTTTAATTTTGTTATGAACTTCTTGAGGTCTGAAGCCGTCTTCGTCTCTATAATGCTCTAGGAACTTTTTGGGCATTCCTGTTTGAGGATGAGATCCATGTAAAAGATAAGAACCTGCTAAAATTTCAAAGAGTTTGCCCTTAGCATCTTCAGTGTTTTTTAGTTCAAATTCAGCTTTTCTTCCTTCAGTCAGGAAATTAGAGAATGATATCATTGTTGACCTCGTATGAAGAATTATTTCTTGTATTTATAAATGCAAAAAGGGCGAGCCTTTCGACTCGCCCCGAATTTCTTCTAGCAACAATATGGTCTGGCGGAACCCCACCGTTTTCTCCAGACTATTCCGTGGCCCTTTCTTTGTTAGGCTCGTGCCGCTTCCACTATGTGGACAACATATTTTTGCTAACATTATTTAGTATAAACGATGGTGTAAAACCCGCGAAACCACCACCTAAATTCAAAAATTTCATAACTTTTTTTGCTTCTTCACGAGTATCAAAGGTTTTAATAATGTGTTCAGTAGCCTTTTCTTCAATATGAAACTTACCATCTTTTTCAATGATTTTATAGTCAAGCGCCATGATTAATCTCCTTGATACATTTACGAATTTCACCCAAGATAAGTTCTTTACAATAAGAACACTCCGGAGTCCAAGCAAGCATATTCAGAACTTGTTGTTCATTTGGTTCTGTAGCACAGTTTAGAACAGCCTTTATATCTGCTGTATCTATGTAGTTACAGGAACAAACTATCATTTATTCTCCTTGTCGTTGCGCCGAAGCCCGATGGTAATATCTTTCAAAGATATGCAGCCTATCCTCTTCGGAATAACTATCAGGAATTGGTACTCCTTTAACTAACATCCATATTTCCTCTGCCATCATTAATCTAAACTTCTTATCACTTAAATCCTTCGAACTTGCTTCGATCAAACCTTGATTTTGGCCTTCCACGTTCATTTTCTTCCTCCATGAACTTGCCCTTATCCATCACTGGGCGATCATCAACCAATCCATCTTGACCAGATTGTTCAACATCGTATAATCGCATTTTGCTACGGTCAATCCCAAGCACAAACCTACGATTACTCCCAGGATCAGAATAACGATTCTTGAGCTGTTTAACCATGATCTGGCTGAGACTTTCAAGTTCTTCACTGGAGATGAGTGCAAACATAAAATCAGCTGTGGCTGGGAGTCCAAAGGATTCCGATGTATCTTCCAGTCCCACGTCTGAGTTCGAATAGCCGCTTCTAGTTGTTTGAGTTGCTGAGACGATAGGGACGTCGTACTCAACTGCCAACC